TCTTGAAGAGTTTATGGCTCTTGAGCAGATAAAAGAAAAAGAAGAAGAACTTAAAAAGATTATGATATATCTAGGTAGACCGGGGTTGTGGCAAGATTGGCAAGCCTTTCAAGCCGAAGCTCGTAAGTCTAGAAGATATGCAGAAAAGATGGCAGAAAAAAGACGTGAAGAGATTATGGAGTATCTCACGTATTTTGTAGTTTTAATGATGATTGCAGGCTTCTGTTTCTTATTGGCTTTGGTTTATACGGAATACAAATAACATTGACAAATCAGTAGTCTATCTGTATAATTCTAAAAAGGAGCATCTCTATGAAAAAACTAGCCGCACAAGCGTTAGCTTTTCAATATCAACTACAAATTGAAAATGCACAAGCTGTATTAAACAATAACAATGCAGCTTTAAATATGGTCGATCAAGCACTACACGAAATTATAACTGCAAATGAAAAATTAAAAACTTTAAATACCATGATGCAAAGTGCTGTGAAAGAAGTAGAAAGTGAAAAAAAAGAAAAGAGATCCTAAAGTTGGTACAGGCAAAAAGCCAAAAGGTAGCGACAGACGTTTATACACAGATGAAAACCCTAAAGACACGGTTAGAATCAAGTTCGCTACACCTGCTGACGCTAGAGCAACGGTTGCGAAAGTTAAAAGAATCAAGAAACCGTATGCGAGAAAGATACAAATCCTTACAGTTATGGAGCAACGTGCAAAAGTGATGGGTAAGACAGAAGTTGTGGCGATAGCAAAACGAGCAAAAGAACAATTAAAGAAAGCACGTAAGAGTGGGTAAGTATAGAGTAATCAGACTAAAAAAAAAATTTACGATTACTAATACCGATTGATACCAAACCTTACAAACTACTGACTCCAGAGCAAGTAGCAGACATCAACAAAAAACTAAATAGTCCAATCCGTAAAGCCAAAAAAAGAAAAGATTATTTAGAAACTAAAAAAGTTCAAGAGAAGCTAAAACATGGCGAGCAGTTATCTAGTATTAATCAACAACGTACTAAGAGATCTAAACGAAGTAGAACTAACAAGTAGCACGTTTAGTTCGTCTCGTGGTATACAGACTGCAGTAAAAGATTATGTTAACCGTGCAATAGACGATATAATAAATGCAGATACCGAGTGGCCCTTTACTATTGTTTCTAAGAGTTTTACTACAGGTGCAGGCACACGTCTTTATACTAGATCTGAAATAGGTGCAACAAACACAAAGACAGTAGATTTTGATAGTTTTTTGTTGTTAGAAGCAAGTGACAAAGCAGAAACAAAACTTGAGTTTATAACTCACAGTGAATATCTTGATAGCTATCACGAAAGAGATACAGATCCTACAGGAAATTCACGAGCCGTACCAGAATTTGTATATGAAAATCCAGATCAAAGCATAGGTTTATCACCTGTGCCTGATAAAGCTACGTACACTATAAAATATTTTTATTATGCTACACATACAGCTTTGAGTGCATCAACAGATACATCAGACATACCTGACAGGTTTGAAAACGTGATAATAGAAAAAGCAAAGTATTATGCTTTTACTTTGCGTGGCGATGTGCAAAACGCACAACTTGCACAACTACAGTTTGAGAAGTCAATCAAACGTATGCGTGTAGAATTAATTAACAAACAACTATATATGAGAGCAGTATAGTATGGCTGATTTGAGTAACACTGCGGCATTTCCATTTGTATGTGAGGGTGGGTTAGTTCTTAACCAATCTACATTTATAATGAAACCCGGTCAAGCTCTTGAACTAGAAAACTTTGAACCAGACATCGAGGGTGGATACCGAAGAATAAATGGTTTTCAAAAGTTTGTTGGACAGACAGTGCCTGAAACAGCAAGTAGTACAGAAGCCTTGCTCATGGTCACTATATTTAACGACTTTGTTATTGCAGCTCGTGGAGAAAAAATATTTAGTTCAGCGTCAAATATACTAACAACTTCTATTGCATCTGATACAACAATGAGTGGTTCTGGCACTGTGATTGTTGAATCCACTGCAGGCTTTTCATCAAGTGGTACATTATTTATAAACTCAGAGCAATTTACTTATACTGGTAAAACAACAACAACTTTTACAGGCGTAACACGATCAGCAAACAGTACAAGTGCCGCAGCTCATACTACAAATGCAGTTGTATCAGAAACATGGACTACGAGAGATACAGGGCGAACAAACGCAACAAAGTATTCTTTTGAAAAATTTAATTTTGACGGTAACGATAAATTAATTGTTGTAGATGGCACAAACGATCCAACAGTGTTTAACACATCTCTTAGTGCAACAGATGTAACAGCAAGTAGTGTAGAGGGTGCAAAACATGTTGTTGCTTTTAAAAATCACATGTTTTACTCTGGTATGTCTAGTACACCACAAGAGGTAGTATTTAGCCAACCGTTTGATGAAGATGCGTTTAGTTCTGGCAGTGGTGCAGGTAGCATAAAAGTAGATGACGTTATAGTGGGTTTAAAAGTTTTCCGTGATAACTTATTTATATTTTGTGAAAATAGAATATTTCAACTTGGGGGTAGTTCATCCAGTGATTTTGCAGTCAAGCCTGTTACAAGAAACATAGGGTGTGTAAACGGAGACACCATACAAGAATTTGCAGGAGATCTTATATTCTTAGGACCTGACGGATTACGTACAGTTGCAGGTACAGCAAGAATTGGTGACGTTGAATTAGGCAGTATAAGTTCTAATGTGCAAAGTTTATTTAGAGAAAACTTATCAGATTCTGCATCTTTTACATCGCTTGTTATACCAGACAAAACACAGTATCGTATCTTTTTTTCAAAAGAGGGTGGTGGTGAAAGAAGCACAATAGGAGTCATATGTGTATTAAAAGGACAAACTTTTGAGTTTTCTAAGCTAAGAGGTATGCGACCTTCATGCACAGACACCACAGTGACAGAGGGGGATGTGATAGCAATACACGGTGGATTTGATGGTGTAGTTTATAGACAAGATCAAGGTGATACGTTTGACGGTGAACTTATAAAAGCAAAGTACAGAAGTCCTGATCTTACATTTAATGACCCCGGAATACGTAAAAATATGCAAAGAGTAAACATCAACTATGCACCTGAATCTACAATAGATGCAGACTTATTTGTAAGATACGATTATGAATCACAAGATTCAACACGACCTGCAGCCTATCCCTTAGATAGTTTAAACGTGGCAGGTATTTATGGATCGGCTATATATGGCACGACTTCATACGGAGGACCTACACAACCTATTGTAAGAAAATCTGTCGAAGGTTCAGGTTTTGCAGTAGCGTTAAGAGTGGAGGATGGTGCAACAAGCACAGCACCTTATTCACTAAAAGGTTTTCAATTAGAATATCAAGTGGGAGCAAGAAGGTAAATGGGAGCAACGTATACAAGACAGTCCACGTATAGTGATGGCGATACAATAACTGCAGCTCATACCAATGATGAGTTTGATCAGTTACTAGCAGCCTTTCAAGCAAGTACAGGGCATACTCACGATGGCACTGACAACGAAGGCGGCCCAATAACAAAACTACTGGGTAACACATTAACGTTTGGTGCAGCAACAGCAGGAACAGATATAACAATTACGTTTGATGGTGAGTCAAATGATGGTGTCCTTAAATGGATGGAAGATGAGGATTATTTTGAGTTTAGTGACGACATACTTGTTGCTTCTACAGAGAAGTTACAATTCAGAGATACAGCTATATACATCAATTCGAGTACCGATGGACAACTCGACTTAGTAGCAGATACAGAAATACAAATTGCAGCAACTACAATAGATATAAATGGTGCAGTAGATATATCAGGCAATCTGACTGTAAACGGAACTTTAGATTTAGCAGATGGTAACTTTACTAATTTAGGATCTATTGCTCTCGATACCATAACAAACGATGGCACAGACATAACTTTGGATTCATCAGGTGACATCATACTTGATGCAGATGGTGCTAACGTTACATTTAAAGATGATGGCACATCAATTCTTGACATAGCCAATAATTCAGGTGATGCTGAACTAACCGTAAGCACAGCCGATAAAAACTTTGCGATAAAAGGCACAGATGGTTCTAGTGCAATAACTGCCCTTGACATAGATATGGCTTTAAATGGTAAGGCTACTTTCAGTGGTGATGTAGTTGTAACAGGTGACTTGACCATAACTGGCGATGATTTAGTTATGGGTACAAATACATCAGGTCACATACTTGTTGCAGATGGTACGAACTTTAATCCTACAGCAGTCGGTGACTTATCTGAAATATCAACAGTTGCAAACGATGATGTGTTTTTAGCAGTAGATACGTCAGGTGGTGGACTTAAAAAAATACAAAGAAGTGCAATCGTTGCAGGACTTGCAACGTCAGGTGCGATATCAAACGTAGTAGAAGATACGTCTCCACAACTCGGTGGCAACTTAGATATGAACGGTCAAGATATTGTTACCACATCAAATGCCAATATTGAACTTGCTGCAAACGGAACAGGAAAGGTAGTTGTAAAGGGTAACACTAATCAAGGAGCTATACAATTTAATTGTGAAGCAAACTCACACGGACAAATTGTTATAGCAGCACCACACTCAGAAAGTGCATCAAACACTTTAACTTTACCAAGCACAGGTGGTGACGCTAGATTAGTTTCAACGTCATCAACTGCCACATTAACAAACAAAACACTTACTGCACCTAAAATAGCAGATGGTGGTTTTATTGCCGATGCTAATGGTAATGAACTTGTAGTATTTCAAACAACAAGTTCTGCTGTTAATCAATTAGAGATCACTAATAATGCTTCTGGTAGTAATCCTATCCTTGCCGCTACAGGTGATGACACTAACATCGGCATCACTCTTACACCTAAAGGCACAGGTGAAATTGTAATCGGTGCAGGTAATTTAAACTACGGTGGAACTGCTGTAACATCTACAGGTGCAGAATTAAACATACTTGATGGCGTAACATCTACAACAGCAGAATTAAATATATTAGATGGAGTCACATCAACAGCAGCAGAGTTAAATATAATAGATGGTGATACCTCTGCAACTTCAACTACACTTGCTGATGCAGACAGAGTTGTTGTTAATGATAACGGAACAATGGTTCAAGTTGCCTTGACTGACTTTGAAACTTATTTTGAGTCTGCATTAGATACGTTATCAAACGTGACAACGGTGGGTGCGTTAAACAGTGGTTCAATTACAAGTGGTTTTGGTGCAATAGATGTTGGATCAAGTAATCTTACAGCTACAGGTACAATATCTTTAGGTGCTACATCTTTTAATGATAATAACATAACAAACGTAGGAAGCATTGCATTAGACAGTATTGCATCAGATGCAGGCACTGGAACAGCAATTACATTTAGTGCAGGTAACGTACCTAACACACAAACAGCAGGTTCACAATCTGGTAATATAACACCTGATTTTTCGCAATACACTAATTTTATATTAACTCTTACAGGTAACATAGTCTTACAAGATCCGGGGGATGAAGTTGCAGGACAGTCAGGTATATTTGTATTTATTCAAGATGGCACAGGTAGCAGT